TCATAAGGTTAATATATGACTACACCATACGTCCTTGGAAAATCAGTAGAAGAGTACAATAATCCAACATCAACATATCTGTATGCGCTTAGACGCACAGAGGATGGCGATCTATATTTGTTGAAGGTCAGTGAGACTGATCCAGATGCTAGCTTTAAACTTTTTGGTGAAGAAGTACCAGCGGATTTTGAAGACTATCAACTAGGTGATGATTTTTTTAATGGAAGAGACGAAGCTCATGAGCTAGTCTATAGCGCTGATGATGTAAAGTATGAACAGTGGAAGTGGTTAAATAGCCAACAAACATATTATATAGATTCTGATGGAAATTTTACATTAAGTACTGGTAATTTAGAGTTGTCACAAATAGAAGATATTCAAATCCCAGTCGGACATCAACAAACGTTTGAGATTGTTGGTGAAAATTATAATGTTAACTTATACAATAAATTAATTGAAATGGGATGGAATGGATTGTCTGAAGCAATCGTTACTGTTACTGGTAACATCAGATCTACACATCCTCGAAAAGCATCGTTAGTTATTGATAAACAATTTAAGAATGGTTTGACTATCATAAATAACGGTAATATTATAGGTTGTAATGGTAATTTACAGAGCGATCCTGTGGTTAACAGGTATTATGGCATAGCTATAAATATCGAGACAGCAGTTGATACATTTACAAACAGTGGACTTGTTAAAGCCGGCGTGTTCAATGGCCAATACGCTAACGTATTTAGAGGATTCGAGAATATTGATACCTGGACAAATACTGGTACTTGGACAGGTTACGACGATTAATAAGCATTTAATTGCAATTCAAAGGAAATAACAAATGGCAGAGTTTAAACTAGGTAGACTTAAATTCGTATGGAAAGGTCAATGGGCTTCGTCTGCTACGTATGTAAAAGATGACATTGTACGTCACGGCGGAAAATCTTATGTATGCGTACAAGGACACGTCGCTGGCGGTACACTGTATTCAGATTCTGCCAAATGGGAATTGATGAACGACGGTTTTGCATGGAAAAACACGTACACAACCGCAACCTATTATAAAGTTAATGATATAGTTGCATACGGCGGTTCAACATATATTTGTACAACTGCTCATACATCAACTTCTACTTTAAACCCAAGTTATTGGGATATCTTTGCTAAAGGCGTAGAGGTTGAAGAATCTTGGGACAATGCAGTTGAATACCAAATTGGTGACGTCGTTTCATATGGTGGTTACACATACTATGCTTTAGAAGCAAATGATGGTGTAGTTCCAACATCTGATGTTGATGTTTGGAGACCATTCGTTGAAGGTCTAAACAACAGAGGAGCATGGGTTGCTTCTGGTTCTGGCGTATTGCCATATAAGACGGGTGATCTAGTACGTTACGGCGGTAATCAATATCTTTGTATCGCCGATGCTACAACACAAAATCCTTATAATACAGATTATTGGGAATTATTTAGCCAAGGTTTTGCTTGGCAACAAAACTGGACTAGTGGTACTGCATACAAAGTAAATGAAGCCGTTAAGTCTGGTACATCAACATATATTTGTATTCAAGCACACACAGCTAGTTCATTAAATTCTCCAAGCGCTGATACAGTTCACGCTTATTGGGATACATTAGCTGACGGTTCAGCTTCTGCTGTTGTTACTGTACAAGGTGATACAATCTATCGTGATGGCAGCGGTGCTCAACGTCTTCCAATTGGTGCATTAGTAAGTTATACTGATTCAGACGGTAATCCACAAGATATACAACCTATTCTAACTGTAAACGCAGCTGGTACTGAACCTGAATGGTCTACTAATGCCTACATCTCAGTTGATGGCATCCACGTAGCAAGAGACTTAGAAGTTGGTCCTGAAACTGGAAGCGACTCAGGTGTGTTTATTGGTCCTGAAGCTACTTTCTATCAAAACGATGATTATCTATATACTGGTTATGCCGGTCTAACAGACGTTAAGTTCTTAGCAGTATCTAACGTTAATGGTTTCGGCCAGATCGCTCTTAAAAATTCAAACTCTGGTACATCTGCTTCCACTGACTTGATCGCTTATACTGATGACGGTGATAACGATTCTGGTTGGATCGATATGGGTATCACATCATCTAACTTCGACATCACATCTGGTTTTGGTATTACTGGTTCTCATGACGGTTACATCTTCATGAATGCACCAGTTGCATCATCAGGAACTGGTAACTTAGTTATCGCTACCGGTGAAAACGGTACAGAACGAGATATCGTATTCGTTACAGGTGGTTTCGATCCAGCAACAAACACAGATGCTGAAAAAGTTCGTATCATTGGTGAAGGCCGTGACGGAGCAGTTTTTGTAGGTTCAATCTCTGGTAACATATTGACTGTTACTTCGAAGACTAGCGGTACTATTGTTTTTGATGGTACAAAAACAATTACTGGAACTGGTGTAACTAATGGAACAACCATTACATCACAATTAACTGGTACAGCTGGAGGTGTTGGAACATATACTGTCGATCAAAGACAGACTGTCGCTTCTGGAACTACTTTTACTGAGCAAGAAGATCCTGCAGGTGTTGAAATTTATATCAACACAAATTCTTATAACCCATATACCGGAGCTTTACGTGTACAAGGTGGTATCGGTTTAGCAGGTAACTTAAACTTAGATGGTGAAATCCAAGCTTATGGTGGTGCTATCTATCAAGGTCGTGACGGCGAAGTAACCGCTAAGCAATTAACACAAGATGATTCGGTTTACTCAGGTTATACTGGTTTAACAGATGCATCTGCTGTATTCACTGGTCATGCTGATTCATTTGTACAAGTTGCGCTGAAGAACTTCAGCAGCGGTACTAGTGCTTCAACAGATATTATCGCATACGCATCTAACGGAGATAATGATTCCGGTTGGATCGATATGGGTATCACATCAGAAAACTATAATGATCCAACATTTACAGTTACTGGTCCTTCTACTGGTTATATCTTTATGTCTGCACCAGCTGGATCATCATCCACTGGCAATTTATTGATTGGTACAGATGATACTGGTACACAAGATGACATCATCTTCTTCACAAATGGATTCGCTGCTGGTAATGAACGTTTACGTATCGTAGGTGCATCACGTGTAGGTAAAGCTGCAGGTGTAGAAGTTTTAGCTTCTACAGAATCTACATCTACTACAACAGGTGCGCTTCGTGTTAGCGGTGGTTTAGGTCTAATCGGTAACCTAAACGTTGGTGGTAACGTTGCGATCACTGGTACAATTACAGTCGGTGGTGCTGGTTCTTCTGTTTCTACACAGACACTTGCTGTTAGTGATCCAACTATTAAAATGGGTAAAGGTAACGCTGCAGACTTAACTGACCTAGGTTTTATCGGCATCTACGCTTCTATCGCTTCTACGTTGAATGGTACTATTACTAATTCTGCAACTTCTATTGTATTGACAAGCGCAGCATCATTCCCAACTTCTGGTAATGCATTTATCGAAGACGAAGAGATTACATGGTCTGGTAAGTCATCTAATACATTAACCGGTGTTACTCGTGGTGCAAATGGTACTACTGCTGCTACACACAATACTGGTGTAGCAATTTATGTTCCTAAGTTTACTGGTTTAGTAAGAGATGCAAGTGACGACACATTTAAGATGTTTAGAAACTTAAGTGGTCTTGCTCCAACAAGTACAATTAACTTCTCTAATGCAGACTTAACATATGCACCTCTTACGATTGGTGCATTGACTGCTGCTGGTGGTACATTCTCTGGTGACTTAGCTGTTAACGGTTCTGATATTACTACGACTGGTACAGGTACGGCAACACTATTCAACACTAACGCTACCACATTGAATATCGGTGGTGCAGCTACTGTTGTTTCTTTAGGTGCAGCAACTGGTACAACTACTGTTAATAATGGCTTGACAGTTAGTGGTATAACCAACGTTAAGTCAATCGTTGAGGTTATGGATTCTAAGACTTCTGCGACTGGTACAGTAACACATGACTTTACTACTACTGACGTATTCTATCATTCTAGTATCAGTGCAAACTTTACAGCTAATATCACTAACGTACCTACAACTTCTGGTAGAATTATTTCTGTGACACTAGTTCTAGCACAAGGCGGCACAGGTTACTTACCTACAGCTGTACAGATCGATGGTGCATCACAAACTATTAAATGGGCGGGTAATACACAACCTACACCTCAAGCAAACAAGACAGACGTTGTAGTGTTCTCATTAATTAGAACTAGTGCTGGTGCTTGGGTAGTGTTAGGTCAAATGTCTTCATACGGTTAATAAGGATTAAAGAATGGCCTTTAGTGGAACCATTGGTGGGAGTAATACCAAAACTGGCCGTGGAGCATATCACCCAGGAGTAGGACCAATTGATATCAATTATCCAGTCTCTGTGAGCACTGGTACTGAGTTGCAATCTCCGATTAATGGATTGCAACTTAGAATTGATGCGGCTCAGAATATTTGGTCTCAATATCAGAATTTACCAGCTTATTTAACTGGCGTTGGTAAAATAACATCTACTGTTATCAATGAAACTGATAGCGGAACATTTACTATTACTAAACCATGTAGAGTATACATGTTAAGAGTTCCATCTTGGAATGCTGTTGATACTACTGGTTGGACATCGTATGAGACTGGAAAAAGTTATATTTCCGGTGAAACAAACGTTTCAGTTTTTTATAGAGATTTTACTGCTGGCACGTACACATATGATAATAACTCTGCGATGTATATCTGGTCATTTGATGATCCTGTTTCAGAAGTAAGCGGTACATTAGGCACAACAGTAGTTAATGGCACAGGCGATACTACTGCTAACACAAGTTCTACTCGTATCTCTGGTCAACGTGGTACTTATGATCCATTTTTCCAGGGTGCTATAACATATTCAATCTCAGCTGGTTCTCTACCTCCAGGTTTCACACTAAATTCTTCAACCGGTCAAATCACTGGTACATATACAGCATCAGGCGTGAATACTGATGGACAAGTATATTCATTTACTGTTCGTGCAACTGATAATGCTCCTGGGGCAAAATCGACCTCTGATAGAAGTTACACAGTTACTCTAAGTGTGCCTTGGTTATATCGACAAATCATCACGACCATGTATATGGCTGGTGGATATAAAGATTCTGTTGCATGGTCAAACGTCAACAGATTCCCGAGATCAACAGAAACATGTACTAACTTAGGTGATGGATTGATTGATAACTATAATTATAAGTCTGGTATGTGTAGCGATAATGGTGGTTACATGTTTGGTGCTGGTGGAGGAGCGGGTGTAAATTTAAATGCTACTTCTAAATTTAATCTAAGAACTGAAACTAAAGGAACAAATCCAGGAGCTCCTGGATATACGTGTAGTAATACTGCATCGGCGTTTGCTCCAGATCGTAATAGATCATTTACAGTTGGCGAAGGTGTTAGTAACTGTTTTAGATTTACAGCATCTACTGAAGCTTATGCTACTTTGGGTGGTGGGCAAGGCGGTCATGCATGTCAAGTATCTGGAGAAAATAAAGGTATTTTCTGGGGTGATGCTAATAGATCTATCAACTTCTCCACAGAAGCACAAGCAGTTATCAGTATGGCAGGTGGCGCTCATGGCCAACAAAAAGGTTTATCAGCTAAGACAGGCTATGGTTATGGTGGCAATGAAGGTACATACAACGGCGGATATAACTGGCGCAAGATTAATATTACCAATGAAACTTATGGCACAATTACTAAAGCTTTAAGTAATTGCGGCGAAGAAAATTATGCTATGTCACAAGATCGTGGTTATATACTTGGCGAATACAACGGCGCACAAAACAATAATTGTGGTAGAGTGATATATGCGACAGATGCCATAGCTTCTGGTTTTACAAGTATACAAGGACATGGCGGAGCTTCATCCGGACATTGTTTCTGGAGAGATTAATATATGGCATACGGCACTAATAGCGGAAATACTAGAAATAGCGGTCGAGGAGGATATCATCCTGGTGCGATCGCTGATACTGCTTCATCTGCAGCAGCTGGATCTTTAGGCACAGCAACAGTCAGTGGTACTGGTAGTACGATTGCCAATACAACATCAAATTCAATTTCTGGTCAACGTCAAGTCTTTGATCCATGGCATACTGGTGTTCAATATTCTATTGTTTCAGGTTCTCTACCTCCAGGTTTCACACTAAATTCTTCAACCGGTCAAATCAGTGGAGCGTATTCAGCTTCTGGTATCAATACTGATGGAACAGTTTATAGCTTCACTGTTCGTGCATCAGATAATTCTCCTGGCGCAAAGACCACTTCTGATCGATCATATAGCGTAACATTATCAGTTCCTTGGCTATATCGTCAGATCATTACTACATTATACATGGCTGGTGGATATAAAGATTCATCATTATGGTCTAACGTTAACCGTTTCCCAAGATCTACTGAGACATGTACTAACTTAGGTGATGGTTTAATTGACAACTATCATTACAAATCTGGTATGTGTGACGATAATAGGGGTCACATCTGGAATGGTAACAGCACAACTACATTTCAACTGAGAACTGAGACAAAGGTAAACGGAGTTGGTGCTCCAGGTTATGCTTGTGCAAACACTGGTACTGTATTTGCTCCAGATCGTAATAGATCATTTACAACTGGTGACGGTATAAGTAATACATTTAGGTTTACTGCAAGTACAAATGCATTTGCTACATTAGGCAGCGGTAATGGTGGTCATGCTTCCGGAATATCTGGTGAAAATAAAGGTATTTGGTGGGCAGGAACAAGTACTAACTTTTCTCAGAAAATAGATTTCTCTACAGAAGGAATAGCAACAGGTATCATGTACGGCGGTGCTCACGGTCAACAAAAGGGTATGTCTGCTAAAACTGGATTTGGTTACGGTGGTAATGAAGGTTCTTACGCTGGTGGATATAACTATAGAAAAACTAATATCACTAATGAATCATATAGTACAGTTAGTAAAATGTGGGGTAACTGTGGTGAAGAAAACTATGGTATGTCTCAAGATAACGGTTATATGCTTGGACAATATGATGACTCTGCAGGTGTAGGACAAAATAACAGATGTGGTAGACACACGTATGCTACAGATAGCGGTGCACAACTAGGCACAACTATTCAAGGACATGCCGGAGCTTCCTCAGGACATTGTTTCTGGAGAGATTAATATATAGTATTAGCTAAATAATTTTTTTGTTAAAGGTAAAAAAAAATGACTGATGTAGTAGAATATGGAAAATATAAGTACGAAAATCACTTCCCTAAAAAGAAGCTTTCAACTGATGTTTCTTTAATCCCTAAAAAATCCCAAGAATTAATAGAGTTTTCTTATAATAACTATTGGAGTACTCCAAAGTTTAAGCTAAAGTGGTTTGTGGGACAGGCTGAATATACACCATTTCACATAATTCGTCAATATCTTTTAGAGTTAAGAGCGCGTGAAGATTCTATAGAATCACAAGAATATGAACTTAAAAAAGTAGAGATAGAATTAAAGATTGCTATTCGAGATCGCGATGAAGAAACTGATCCTCTAATTAAAGAATTGCTAGATCTGGAAGTTAAACGTAAGACAAATGGTGTATCATCAACTCAAGCTAGAGTAAAAGATCTTTATATTGAGCGTCAATTTTTCTTAGAATTAGTTGAAGAGTTTTTAAATAGTCCTCATGGAAAAACTCCAGACGGTCGTCCTCTTACTTCTGTACTAGGAACAGAAGAAGAAGAATTGTATGAAAAAGAATATTGGACAGTTCGTTTAGCTAGACAAGCAGCTATGGATCTATGTGCGTATGGACGCATTGGCTCTGGTAATTTAGATGCAATCATGCAACTTGGCGCTGACCAGCGAGAAGAAACTCTTGCTCTTGCGCATACAGTTAATTTAGCCGTAGAACAACAACAAACTACATTACGTCAAGAAGCAGCAAAATCATTACAACTTACTAATGATGGGAAGATGCAATATATTGGTTCATTAAACCCGGAACTTATTAATAATGCTATCAATGCAGACTTAGAACTTATAAAGGCAGCAAGCGCTAGGTTAAATTTAGATAATAAAAATTCTAATGAACCTCCTCCTCCAACTTTGCCAAAAGAATTCAATGAAATTTATAACCTTTGAAAAAAGTGAATATGAAAATGGTCTATTAAAACAATATTATAATAGACCATTGACTAGTTTTTGGATTTATGATGTATATCAAATTGAAGATGACATCACTGTTTTTCCTAGTGAATTACAACGTGTTATAATTCAAATACCCGAAAACATTGCTAGAGGTTCTATATTTTCACATATAGATTTAAATCAACGCAATACCATGAATGTGAAGGTAGAACAATTTACATTTCAATGGGTAAAAGATTCTCTTAATATTCCTGCAAATATAGAATTAAATCCAAGAGATAAGTTTACATATACTATTACAGAAGAAGATGAAAAAAGTTCTGTTGAATTTATTAAGATAATCTTATTAGATTATTTACAAAAACATTATAATTCGCTTTCTGAAGGTAATAAAGTTCGTTATAATAAAAAAATTAATGGCATAAAAAATGCCATACAAGAATGCAAAACAAATTATGATTGTCATGTAATTATGCACAATCATTTTAATTATCCGCTATTAGTAGTAAAAGATAAACTTGGAACTTCTTTACCTGGTGCAAAATGGGATCTATCGGTTCCATCTAAAAAAACAGAAGTTTCACATTTTACTCCGGAAATGCTTGATCCTGGACCCACTATAGATACTATTAGTCCAGAAGTATTTGAACTAAAATGGGAAATTGGTGAACCAGTATTAGTTAACATTTAGTTGTAATAATTTTATAGGATGAGTAAAGTGACTCCAAAAAAAATCTTCAGTATTCCAATCAATCCTAAACTTTCACAAGAACAGTTTACGGCATTTTATTATTGGCTTTCAGAATATAAAGACTGGATCGCCGATGTATATTTCACATCTAGAATAAACCCGTTCAACCAAGATGCAATGGGTGACGTCATCATGTTTAATCAAGATAGGATTAATCTTATCGAGACCGCATTAAACATACAAAAACATCTTGGGATTAAAGCTTCTGCGACATTTAATAATATCCAAGTACCTCCAACACAAACAAATTTAGATACTTTTATTGTCAACTTTAAACCGTTATATGATGCAGGTATTAGAACAGCAACCATCCCTCATACACATTGGATGGCAACTGGTCAAATCAAAGCTGCATTCCCAGAATTATATGTTAAAAATACTATTCTAAGAAATGTAAGACGACCAGCAGAAGTCGTTGCTTTGGCTAAAGAAGGTTTTGATTATATTAATTTAGATCGCGATCTAATGCGTGATAGAGATGCATTACTTAGATTGCAAGAAGCTAAGAAATGGATTAAAGTAAATTTAGGTAAAGACATTCACTACAGTTTGCTAGCTAATGAAGGCTGTTTAGGTGAGTGTCATATGATGGATGAACACTTCGAATATAATAATACACGCGGTGAAAAAGATCCATCATATTTTAATTCTGCTATTAGTAGAGTTAGTTGTCCAAAATGGGATGTAGAAGACCCTGCGGTTTATTTAAAGACTGCAAACTTCTCTCCATGGAAAGCAGATTGGGATGAATACTTAGATTTAGGCATCGATATATTTAAAATGCATGGTCGCGAAAGTATTCAACGATTAGCAGAGACTATGAGAAAAGTTGAACGTTATGTTACTAATCAAGAAGTGTTAGATGACAATTTCCAAGATTTCATTGATAAAGCACAACTTAGCGGAAAACCAATTAATATTTGGCGTGACAAGATTCGTAATTGTAAATTCGATTGTTGGGAATGTCAGTATTGTGACAAGATCGAAGAAAAGAAAGATGAATATGATTATACTGACATGACAAAACATGTAGTAGATTGTATTGCAAAGAGCGGTATTCCAAAAGTGAATATTAACATTAGTGGTTTAACTAGTTCACGAGTACAAACTTTATTGAATAGTTTAGCTTCTAAGTGCGGTTCATACTTAGAAGTAGGTTCCTATTTAGGTGCAACTGCTGCTGCGGTGTTATATAAAAACCCAATTAAGGCTTATTTTATCGATAAATGGGAACAACAAATTCAACCGGCAACAGATAGCTTTCAAACTGAAGCCAACGATTATGATACATTTATTAATAATATTACACCATACGTACAAGAATCAGACGTAAAAATATTTAGAGAAGACATGTTAAATATTAATTTACAAGAAATTGATTCAAAGGTTGACATGTTCATGTATGATGGTCCGCACGATGCTAAATCTACGAGTGATGCTATTAAATATTATTGGCCAGCATTAGCTGATGAAGCCATCTTAATATTTGATGATGCAAATTGGGAAACGGTTATTGAAGGCGTTAGAGATGGACTAAATGAAGTGGAAGCTAAAGTAATCTATGAAAAGATGATATTGAATTCTGAAGAAAATCCTAGAGAGTGGTGGAATGGATTATATATTTTGGTGATTAAAAAATGATTAAGAAGATAAAAAATATTGTTATATTTGGTGGTGGTACCAGCGGTTGGTTAACAGCAGCTTACATGACAAATCGTTTAAACTTTCCGTGTAAGATTACTTTAATAGAAAGTAAAGCGCTTGGCCCGATTGGAGTTGGTGAAGGAACTCAACCATTTACTTCAAGATTTTTACATGATGCTGGATTAGAACCAAAAGAATGGATGAAACCCGCACAAGCTGCATTTAAGTATGGTGTATTGTTATCTGGTTGGAATAAAGAGCCATACTTCGTAGATAATGATTTTATAGAAAATCATATCATGGCTCCAGGTTTATATGCACATGATTATTTTATGCATAAACCTAATGAAGAGTGGGTAAAATGGCAACCTGCGTATAGATTAGCTATGGCAAATAAAAGTCCTAAGCTAGGTGGTTACGATCATTCTATGTCGCTTAGAGACTTTAAAGATTGGGGTGCTGTGCACTTCTCAGCATTAGATATATTAGATACTATTCATGATCTAATTAAAGATAGAATTATATATTTCGATACTAAGATTACAGAGATAAAATCTAATGATGAAGGCATTGAATATTTGCTAGATGAACAGGGAAGAAAACACACAGCTGATCTTTTTATTGATTGTACCGGATTTGAAGCAAAGTTGATTAATAAAGAATTAGGCGTTCCATTTATTGATATATCTGATATTCTTCCATGCGATAGTGCTGTTGCTATGCCTACACAGTATAAAGATCCACAAGAAGAATGTCATCCATATACCAAAGCAACTACTATGACTTCTGGTTGGAGATGGACAATACCAACATTCAAACAAATTGGTAACGGTTATGTGTATTCATCAAAACATATTTCAGCTGAAGATGCAGAAAAAGAATTAAGAGATTCTATTGGTGAGTATAATGCTAAAGCTCGTCATTTAAAAATGAGGTGTGGAGCTTCTGAAGCAGTAGCACATAAAAATGTTATTGCAGTTGGGTTATCTGCTGGATTCGTAGAACCATTAGAAGCAACTGGTATTACATTCACCACTAAGATCGTTGAAGCACTAACTAATGGGTTAAATCATCACAGCGGTATTTGGAATGATAATCTAATGAATGCATTTAATGCTGCATACATTAATATGGTAGTCGAAATAATTGCATTTGTTTGGGCCCATTACCATTATAGTGATAGAGATGATACTCCTTTCTGGCAAGAGATTAGAAACCAAAAAATAGAAAACGCACCACAATATATTCAAGAAATGTTTAGTCACTTCTACCCTACACTTCATAGAAAGTTTTATATAGATGATAAAACTTCAGGTTTCCATAGTGGTCATTGGTTTAGTATGTTGCATGCTAATGGAGTATATGATAATATAGAGAAGCCGAAGTTATCAGAAGAAGAGATGAAATACGCTGAATACTATATTAAGTCAAAAACTGATGAGATAGATAATGCTATAGAATATTTCCCAAATCATTATGAATTTTTGAAGGATTGGTATGAGAGAACCGGTAACACTATTTAGAGCTGATTTATTTAGTTATGCAAATGTAGGCACGCCTGAACAAAGGCAAGAATTGATTGATAGGATTTTAGCATTAAAAGCTTCAGGAGCGAGAGATATCAATGAGTTGACTAATAATGAAGGTTGCTGGAGATATTCATATCCAGTAAAAGACTGTGAATGGTTAAATCATGCTGTTTCTATAATTATGAATGATGCATTTACATATTATGGTAATCAACCTGGAAGTAGGATAAGATTACCATCAGAAGAAAATAAAATTTCTATAGGTAGTTGGTGCAATGTTAATGAAAAATATGCAAGAAATGTTTATCATGCGCATAAAGGATCTATATTTTCTTGTGTTTATTATTTGCAAGCCACAGATACTGGAAGATTAATATTATCAAATCCTGCAAATGTGTTAAATGATTGTAACGATTTTTCTCCATATAGTAGAGACTTTTATTTCCTTCCTAAAGATGGAGATTTGGTCTTATGGCCTTCGTGGATTCCTCATGAGGTAGAACCTAATATGGCAGATCGTCAACGTATTAACATTGTCTTTGATATTGATGTACCATTTATTTATGAACCAAAGTGAAATACTATTTCCTGTTGAAATATTTTTTGGCAAAATAAAGCTTGATGATAAAACCACACAAGATTATTTAAAGTGGTTAGAGATTCAAAAATTATTAGAAGAAGATATTAGCGATACAAGCACAACAAATAATGGTTGGCAATATGCATTTAAAAATAATGATATTCAACCCGAATGGCATAAAAATATAATTTCACAAATAGATGATACTTTTCATTTAAAAAATAAAAGTAGTTGGGTAATAGACTACGAGATTGGTGGATATCAAGATCCTCATATTCATAGAAGTAGTATTGGTACTATGATAATCAATTTGGTTGGCAACGGAGATTTACTTCTTTATGATACAAGACCAACTGGAGGATTTGAAGTAAAAACATTGACACCTGGAGATTGGATATATATTCCAGGTTGGTTGATGCATTCTAGTCGACCATGCAAACAAAAACGAAGTATATTAGTGATTGACTATAAATGATGAAGATTGAATTTTTTTCTAGCATAGATGGAGTTGCAGATTCTACTCCTATATTAGAAGCTAAAGATTATCAACAGGCTTGGTTCAGTGAATCTAGAAATGATTATATTAAAGAATTAAATGCTGCAAATGGCGGTACATTTGCACATGCGTATAGATGTCCAGGAATATTTGAGTTATACAAGACTGGTTTTTTTGTAACAGCTTGGTGTGATATAAAGATTGAAACTAATGGTGATCCAAACTATTATAAATGGACTTTACCTAATATTAGTTTAATTGAATTGATGGATAAAGCAGAAGATAGTCCTATCGTCCAAGAACATTCATTTAATGGAGTAGCTAAACATATACCAATCCCTCCAAATACACTAAGATCTATTATTAAGATCAATACTCCTTGGCATATTATGGCTCCAAAGGGTATTAAGTTTATGATGTTACCAGTTCCGTATTCAAATGACTTTACTTTCACACAATCTATTGGAATATTGGACCCTAGTATATCTTCTGCAATTAATTGTCAACTATATTGGCATAAGCTTAACGGTGAATATACAATTAAAGCGGGTACACCACTAGCATATTTAGTGCCAATCACTGAGAATAAATACACATTTGAATGTAGAGATAAAAGCAAAAAAGATGAAAGTTGGTTAAAGAAAAAACAATTTCTTAAAAACTTTACTTTCACCTTTAAGCGTACTGCCATGAAGTCTGCGTATGATAAACACAATGAATCGAAGTGCCCTTTCCATAGGTGGTATAAATAATGACAATATATCAGACAGTAGTTGCCTGTATGATTACAGGCATTTTAGTTTTTGTAGTCTATAAACATGTTGGTTTTCAGGCTATAAAAGACTGCTATGCGATGTGGTTCAAACGAGAGTATTGGACTAACTATAACATAGTAGAAGCCCTGTCATGGGGCACAAAGGCGATCATCATCGTCCCAGGTTTAATATTTGGAATCCAAATCTGGTGGCTTTATTTTTTAACACTCGCTACAAGTCTTACATTGATTTGGGCTAGTAATAAAAAGTTATTGCCAACACTTGTGGCTTTCAATACACTTTGGACTTGGATTAGCGTGATGGTCATTATTAAAAACTTAGTTTAAGAGGTAAACTATGGACTTCGTCCTAAACGTCTTGTTAAAAGACATCACATACCTCTGGATGATATTCTTCATCATGATCACTGCTGGACTAGCAAAAGAGCATCAGCTCTTCGCCCCAGCTTTCGCATATGTAAGAAACACATTCAGAAGTAATAAGTTTGTTGTTGTACTCCTAAGCGCGATTGGTGGTATTTTACCAATTGAGGGTAGAGTTACTGTATCTGCAGGTTTACTTGATACAGTGGCACCCAAAGAAGGTCACGGCAGAGAAAAGTTAGGTATTGTTGACTATCTAGCGACGCATCACTATTATATGTGGTCGCCGATAGAGAAGACAGTTATCTTACCGATCGCTGCATTTGGTCTCTCTTATACAGCATGGTTAGGCTTTATCGCGCCTCTCTTGGTTGTCAGTTTGGCATTCATTGCATGGTATATTTGGTATCAGGTACATGAAGAACAAATTGCGATCGCTCCAGGAAACTTTAAACTATCAGCAGTTTTACGAAATGTTATACCGATGTTTATTGCCATTGGCCTTTACATCTATAACAAAGACTGGATGATCGGTTGTTTTGGTTTCTTAACTTTATATTATATGTTAATTACCCAAGAATGGAACTTTAAGAAGTTATTAAACTACATTCGATGGGACGTACTATTGATGGTTGGTTCAGTTATCATATTAGGTAACTATATGAAATCACATGGCTCAGAATTTGAAGCATTGATTAAAGGAGTTGGATTAGATCCAGCAACTTTTGTTGGTATGCTAATCATCTCAGCTATTGGTTTTATAGCAAGTTTCTTAATGGGTAGTAGTGGTAAGTTTGTCGCAATCGCTGTATTAATGGCTCAAGTCTTTGGCATTGAGTACTTCTTATGGTTCTTTGCAGTAGACTTTACAGGATACTTATTAAGTCCAACACATAAGTGCGTGATGGTGGGTCACAAGTATTTTAATACTCCACTATCAACATATTATAAAGCACTAGGTACATGGGGTGGTTTACTTTTAGCGACCGCTGGAGTTATTACATTCCTATTATAAAAATTTAAAGCATTACCGGAGGATTGGTAGACAGTCCTCCACATAAAACAAAGGGTAAAAATAATGCAAAAGATATTTTCAGTAATATCTCTTGTGCTATTTGCGTGTTCGGCACTAGCACAGAGTAAGTTAGAAACACCGACAGAACAAGTTCAAGCTGAAAAGCTGGATCAACTTCCACCAGTAGTAGTAGTTGAAAAATATCCAACTCAGTTCGATTTAGTTGGAGATTATAAGCAACCTGTATGGACCACTACTAGGATGTTTGCATCCAGTAGAGCTTATGTTATGCAACCAGAGGATTCAGTAAAATATGAACGCTGGTTTGATTTTAGAGCCCGTAGAGATGGACCAGTACAAACACGTATGCGCGATGAATTAGCTTTTGGTCTTGGAAATAGATTAGAGCTTGACTTATATAATCATACTGTTTATGATGGTGCAGAAGGAGAAAGAACCTTTACAAATAAAGGTTTTAGTTGGGAAATTAGATATGCATTAGCAGACTGGGGTAAAATTCCAGGCAATCCAACTTTATACTTTGAGCATAAATTGTTTAAAGATCGTCAAGGTATTGAACCTAAGCTATTATTAAGTGATAGGATTGGAAATACTGATTGGATTTGGGCAGCTAATCTAATTTATGAAGCCAATCTAGGAGGTAAAACTGCTGAAGAAAAAGAAAAAGAGTATGCAGTTACTGCTAGTATCGGTAAAGTCATTAATGATAACTTGATGGTTGGGCTATCTTCTCATGTAAGAAAGTATGATTATGATACACATCTAACAGAGGTGTATGCTGGGCCTGCGGTGAATTATAAAATAACCAATAGAGCTCGTTTATCAGCTGAATATATGCCAAGAATTAGCAGCGAAGGTTATTATGATAGTAGAAGCTTTTTAATATTTGCATATGACTTTAAATAAAAGCCGATAAACTTATAATATATCATGTAATGGGGATCTTAATGATCCCCATTTTTTTATAAATAGAATTAGCTATATATCCACCATAAGGAAACGCATATGAATAAGCTAGTTGAACAACTCCGCAAAGTCCTAACTTCTAACTTTGCTCTTTACCTAAAAACACACATGTTCCATTGGAACATTGAAGGTGCTGATTTCCCAGAATATCACGATTTCTTTGGCGATGTTTATGCTGACCTATGGGCTCAGACTGATACACTAGCTGAATTTATCCGTCAATTGGATGAAAAAGCACCAGGTTCTTTAACAGTATACGCACAACAAAGTCTAATCAAAGACGAAGAAACTTTCCCAGGTCCAATGGAAATGTTTCAAAAGCTTCAAGCTGATACACAAACTATGATTACTTTATATCAAGGTTTGTATGATGCATCTGAAGAAGCACGTGAACACCAAATTTCAAACTATGCAGCAGATCGTTTAGCTGCTCATAAGAAAACAGCATGGATGGTTCGTTCTATCCTAAAGAGATAAGAGAAATTAAATGGCAACCCCAACAAGTAGAGCAGAGCTAAAAGAATATTGTCTTAGAGCATTGGGTCAGCCAGTGCTTGAAGTTAATATCGATGACGATCAAGTAGACGATCGTATTGATGAAGCACTTCAAAAATACTACGACTATCACTACGATGCTCAACGTAGAGTTTATATACCTCATCAAGTAACAGATATCGATATCGCGAATGGATACTTAGCTCTTTCAGACGATGTTATTTCAGTTCAACGTGTTTTACCGTTGACTTCTACATGGTCAGGCATGAATATGTTTAACATGAAGTATCAGATGTACTTAAATGACTTCTATGCGTTATATCGTGCAGACTCTATGCAATACTTTGTAGAGATGCAACAATATCTTTCTACACTAGATTCTTTATTGAATGGTGTGCAAACTGTACAATATCAACGTCACGGTAATAGACTATACATCGAAACTAAGTGGAGTGAAAAAGTACAACCTGGTCAATATATAATGGTTGAAGGTTATGCTAGGGTAACAAGTGATGAGATATGGAATGACTTTTGGCTTAAGCGTTATGCAACTGCATTGATTCAATTCCAATGGGGTGCAAACTTAGCTAAGTTCGATGGTATGCAATTACCTGGTGGTGTTACAATTAATGCTCGTCAATATATTGATGACGCTGAGAACGATATTAGATTATTAGAAGAAGAACTAAGAAGCACACACGAATTACCAGTCGACTTTTTCTGTGGATAATTAAATGCCAACCAATGTCTATTTTAACCCCGGAGTCTTAGCAGAGCAGCGTCTCTACGAGGACATGATTGAAGAATCGCTTCGTATTTACGGGCAAGACATTTACTATATCCCAAGAAACCTAAAGAATTTAGATTCAGTATTAAACGATGCTATAGCATCTGAATATAACCAAGCATACTTCATTGAAATGTATATCGATGAAGGCGGTTATACTGGTGAAGGTACAATCATGAATAAATTTGGTTTAGAAATTCGAGACCAAGCAACATTCGTCGTATCACGCCGTCGTTGGGAAAACTTTATTGGTCGAGAAAATACTACCATGATTGGTGGTAGACCTAACGAAGGTGATCTGCTATACATACCTTTGTCAGGTACATTTATGGAAATCAAGTTCGTTGAACACGAAGCTGCTTTCTATCAATTGGCGAACATCTTCGTTTACGAACTTCATTGTGAAACTTGGGAATACTCTGGTGAGAAGTTCAATACTGGTTACGATATCATTGATGGTATCGAGAATACATACGCTGCTGCACAAACATTAAATCTTGGATCTGGTAACGGTAGATCATTTATTGCAAATGAAGAAGTTCAACAGTTCCTTGGTTATGATACAGATAATAAACCAATCTTTGTATATGGTACATTAGCATCCGTTGACTTTGCTGGTGGTGTTGCTGCAGCTATTACAGTTAATCAGATAGCTTCTAACGATAAGAAGCCAAGATACTTCCAAGAATCTGGTATTGGTGATGCGGCTACTGAACGTCGATTGATTGGTATGAAATCTGGTGCATCTTTCTTGATTACTACAGCTGGTAGTGGTCTTGAATTGCCGAATGATCCTAATTCTCAAAATATCGAGTTCGAAAACTTCGGCGATACAATACTTGACTTCTCTGAATCAAATCCATTTGGTGAACCAGGTGGAGAATATGAACAACTTACATTATCAGAATATCAACCAAAAGCTATATCATTAGATAATCATATCTTACGTTTCGATGAGAATACCGCAACGTGGGATGCAAGATAATTAATAGGAAAAAAAATGGCAAAACAAGTACTCAACGCAGGTAGCGCAAATAATGATAAGACCGGTGATACACTGCGCGCCGGTGCATTAAAGATCAAAGCAAACTTCGAAGAGATCTATGCAGCATTAGCAAATGACGGGATGAATATCTCTGGTGGTAACGTATTAAAAACTGGTGACTACCAAGATCTTCGTAATAAACCAGAGTTTGCAGTAGTTGCAACTTCTGGAGATTTCTATGACTTGTCTGCACGACCAGATATCGGCATCTTCGTTGGTGTTCCAGGTAATTCTGCAGGGTCTGAAGGTCACGTGGCTGGTAACCTAGCATTTGATGGCAACAACTTATACGTGTGTCGCGAAGACTATGTTGAGACAGAAGAGTTTGGAAGTTTTAATTTCTTAAGAGCAGACGGTGATGTAGCATACAGCTTAGAAGCTAGGTTTGCTAATACTGGTTCTACAATCGCATTCACACAAAATGAATCATTAGCTCCTATTGCACCAGAAGTAGATTGGACAGTTTCTGATGGAACTACTACACGTACTATTACAGCTGTTAGCCAAGAATTAGATGGGTCTACAGTATATTATCTTTGCACATTAGACGGTGCGTTTACGAGCACTATTGGAACACACTATACTTTATCTTTCCCTCTTGCGTCAGGACAATATGCATTCTATTCTACATGGAATGTAGCATATCAAAACTTGATCGATGCTCATGCATTAGGTAAATCAATCCACCTTCATGTAACATATGATGGTTATGGTCGTCTTGTTAATCACGTTGCTCGTAATTCTATAACGAACGAGATTGTTGTAACATATACCGCAGGCAGTGAGATCGCAGACTATGAAGGGTTGACTATCAAGATCGATCAGCCTTCTATTTGGAAATCTGTCCCTTGGGCGCCATATGGTAGTGGATTCACCGGTATTGATTTAGGCGACTTTAAGATTCAAGGTTCATACTTAGGAACTCAAGGATCTACTGAAGAGACTTGGGGTGCAACAAGTCTCAACATATCACCTAATGGTGAAGGAAGTAGTTGGTTATGGCTGCCAAATAATTCAGAAGCTGCCAGCGGTGGTGACACAGAATTAGGTAACTATGGTGATGGTGGTATTAGTTTAATTACATCTCGTGGATCTTTAAACCTTGGTGGAAACATGGAAGGTCCTGGCGTTCCACAACATTTCCATATCGCATTTAGCGGAAGTAATTCAACTATACCTACACAAGATTTATTCTTAGGTGACGACTACAACTATTTACAAGTAGTTAATTATGCTCAAGGTGTTTTCATTGGAACGAATGATCGTAACGAGGGTGCTCAAAATGTATGGAGATTTAATACTAATGGCACAGTTACATTCCCAACATTAACAACAGACATACACAATGGTGGCAATCAATCAGCTCAAACGCTACAGTTTGGTAATCCTAGTGAACAAGTAATTATTACTGGCCCTACTCCAGATGTAGATACAAATGCTCAGCGTATAATTATTCAAGGTCAACGTGGATATGGCACAGGCGAAGGTGGAGATGTTTATCTATGGGGTGGTGATGCTGAAAATAATGGCGGTGACATTAAGATCTATGCTGGTGATGCAGATGATGGCACGACTGGATACGGTGGTTATATTAACATCGACGGTGGTTATGGATTTACCCATGGTGGTGATGTATACATAACTGGTGGATCATCAAATACTACTTCTGGTAATCTTACACTTAGAGCTGGTCAAGGTGGTACTCATGGTTCTGTTTATGTAAGCACATATGGTAATCAATGGACGTTTGATGCAAGCGGTAATATAACTCTTCCAGCTGGTGGTGACATCAAAGATAGTTCTGGTAACTCAGTATTAACAGCTGTCACAGGACAACAAACATATGATTTTGATGGTGTTAATACAACATTAACAGTTACTAACCTTAACTTTAATTTATTGTTCTGCCAACCTGCTATTGGATATATGGGTAATGATGGTCATACTGTTGATCTACCAGCTGCTGCTACTGGACAACGATTGGTTATTATTAACAGTTCTTCTCTGTGTACATTAGCTATAACTGGAATTATCGACTTCCCTCTACTAGTTAATCCATCTACTACAGCTGAGTTAATTTATTCAACGGCAGGTTGGTTGGCTTTATATGGTACAACTCCAGCTATTTAAAGGCTAATTAATGTTCGGTCAATACTTTTATAATCAACACCTTCGCAAGAGCGTTGCTGTATTTGGCACTCTATTCAACAATATCAACACGGTGAAGGTTGATACTCAGGGTAACATATTAAGTACTTCTAAAGTACCATTAGCCTATGGCCCAAAGCAAAAGTTCTTAGCGCGTCTAAAGGAAGAACCAGATCTATTGGCTCCTGAGGTTGCTATTCGTTTACCACGTATGTCATTTGAAATTACATCAATTACATATGATACGAATGCAAAAGTTAATAAGAATATGAAGCTTCAAACTCCGTCTATCCATGGAGTTAATACGATCTATACATCTGCTCCATATAACTTATCAATGCAGCTAAATATTATTGGTAAGACACAAGATGAAGTGCTTCAAATCACTGAACAGATCTTACCATACTTCAATCCAGAATATGTTGTTACAGTAAAAGAGATTCCATCCATTAATTTAGTTAGAGATGTGCCTATAACATTACAATCAGTTAGCATGAGTGATGATTATGAGGGTGAATTTGAACAGCGTAGAACGTTGATCTATACACTTGATTTTAATATGAAGATTCAATTCTATGGTCCGATTCAGAAAGATGTTGGAGTTATTAAAGATTCTTCTGTCAATATCAGAGATGTTAATAGCAATAAAAAGATCTCGACGATTAATGATCAGGTTACACCGTTGAACGTTGGGCCTAATGATACATATACTATTACAGAAACCATAATTAATTATGATCAGGATTATGGTTTCACTGAGTGAACGATATGAAAAATATAGATAATACTGTAAGCAAAAAAGAGAAGATAGCAGAAGCCCTTAGTAAGAATATGCCGATATCGGCACCATTGGAATCTTCGCCACCGGTCGACGACCTGCAGGTCGACTATGATGTGTCGAGAGAGACATATAAAGAGCTTATTGATAAGGGTAATGTAGCTATCGACTTGATGATGGAACTTGCAAAAGATTCTCAACATCCACGCGCTTTCGAAGTATTAGCTGGTTTATTAAAAACACAGGCTGATAACACTGACAAACTGGCAGATCTCCAGAAAAAACTTCAAAATCTTCGGAACGGCCCGAAGAGCAAATCTAATACTCCCGAAAAAGTAACTAATAATAATGTATTTGTAGGATCTACTACAGACCTACAACGTTTTATTCTTGCACAACAGAATAAGAATGATGTGATCGATGTCAACACTAACACACCTAACCAATAATGAGTACGGTTACCTAGGGAACCCTCTCGTTAAACGGGATGGTGTCGAACAGACTTTCTCCCAAGAAGAACTACAAGAATACATTCGATGTATGAATGATCCTTCGTACTTTGCACGTAAGTACATTAAGATCATCAACTTAGATAAAGGTCTTGTACCATTCGATCTTTATCCATATCAAGGAGAGATGTTTGATCACTTTAATGAGAATCGATTCTCTATCGTACTTGCTTGTCGTCAGTCAGGTAAGTCTATCTCTTCAGTCGTATACATTCTCTGGTATGCGATCTTCAAACCAGAACAAACAATCGCGATCTTAGCAAACAAAGGTGCAACTGCACAAGAGATGCTAGGTCGTGTTACGCTTGCGTTAGAAAACTTGCCATTCTTCCTGCAACCTGGTTGTAAGACACTGAACAAAAAATCGATTGAGTTCTCTAATAACTCTCGTATCGTTGCTGCAGCAACATCTGGCAACTCAATTCGTGGTATGTCAGTCAACTTACTGTTCCTTGATGAGTTCGCATTCGTTGAGAACGATGGTACATTCTATACATCTACATATCCTGTAATTACTTCAGGTAAGACTACTCGAGTTATTATTACATCGACAGCAAATGGTTTAGGCAACACTTTCCATAAATTGTGGGAAGGTGCAGTACAAGGTACTAATGATTTCAAACCATTCCGCGTGGATTGGTGGGACGTTCCTGGTCGTGATGAAGAATGGCGTCGTCAAACGATTGCTAACACATCTGAATTACAGTTCGACCAAGAATTTGGTAATAACTTCCATGGTACAGGTAATACACTAATTAATGCAAATACTCTATTATCATTGAAGTCAAAAGAACCTCTCTACTCAATGAATAATGTCAACGTGTACGAAGTGCCAGTTAAACGAGATAAAGAAGTACCAGATTCTAAGGATCACAACTATATCATGTTGGTTGACGTAGCTAAGGGTCGTGGACAAGACTACTCAACATTTACTATCATTGACGCAAGCACAAACCCATTTAGGCAAGTGGCTACATATAGAGATAACCTAATCTCCCCTCTATTGTTCCCTGACGTCATTTATAAATATGCTAATCTGTATAATAAAGCATTAGTTGTTATTGAAAACAATGATGCTGGTCAGGTAGTATGTAATGGTGTATTCTATGATCTTGAATATGAGAATGTCTATACATCCAATGGAGTGAAGGCTGATGCTATCGGCGTTTACATGGATAAGCGAACCAAGAAGATTGGTTGTTCTCATATTAAAGACTTAGTAGAGCAGAAGAAAATCGAGATCGTCGATGCAGAGACAATCGTTGAGATGTCAACATTTGTTTCTAAAGGTCAATCATACGAAGCTATGGTTGGTATGCACGATGACTTGATGATGAACTTGGTTATGTTTGGTTGGTTTGCTGCTACTCCTATGTTCGTAGAGTCTATCGATACTGGCATGAGAGAATACATCTATTCTCAACAGATGAAACAAATAGAGGACGAAGTCTTACCATTTGGTTTTAATGATGATGGTAGGGAAGAAGTCAATGCAACCCACGTAGATAACGAAGGACAGGTTTGGCGAGAGTTTAATTGGCCAGACGACCCACAACCATGAACTTTGCTTTAATACTATTCGCATCAGCATTTACAATCTCAACTGTCGCTGCATACTATTCAGTAGCAGGATTAGTTGCAATATTCTCAGGTGAAGCTATCGCTTCTATCGTGATGGGTGTTGCTCTTGAGATTGCTAAACTAGTCGCTGCATCTTGGTTATATAGAAATTGGAATAACGCTGCTAAGTTACTCAAGTATTACTTTACAGCAGCAGTACTGATACTCTCAATAATTACTTCAATGGGTATCTTTGGTTATTTGTCTAAAGCACACTTAGAACACTCTGTGGTTTCTGGTGGTGTATCATCGCAAGTACAGTTAATCGATGAAAAGATATCGACTGAAAAAGAGAATATAAGTACAGCAAGGAAAGCTTTAAAACAATTAGATGAGTCAGTAGATCAAACAATGGCTAGATCTACTGATGAGAAAGGTGCAGAAAGATCTGCAGCCTTAAGACGTTCACAACAGAAAGAACGTCGTACACTTTTAGCCTCGATTGATGAATCACAAAAGACAATTGAAAAACTTAATGCAGAGAAGGCACCTATTGCTACTGATCTGAGAAAGATTGAAGCAGAAGTTGGCCCGATAAAATACGTTGCAGAGTTGATCTATAGTGACTCGTCAGTCGAGGTTATTGATAAAGCAGTTAGATTAGTCATCATACTAATCATCTGCGTATTTGATCCATTGGCTATTTTACTACTGATAGCTGCGAACATGGAAATGAGGAAAGGTACTCCTCGTGCAAGTACCAAAGTAGAAGAGAAGGAGGTAAAAGTCATGGATAAAGTGACACCTTCTGGGGTATCGAGAACATTACCGATTAAGCCTAAGAAACCCAAAAAGCCGAGTCTTCCAAAGAGAACAAAGCCTGCAGTTCCTAAAAAGAAACCTAAGCCAAAGCCAGTTCCAAGGAAAAAGCCGATAAAACCTAGGCCTAAAAAAAAGTCCGTAGATAGGAAAGATACGGCACTAGATGATGTTATTACGATTAAGAAGAGCACAGTTTATAGGTTTGATGGTTAGAAAACCATAACTTATAAATATATGTAGAAGTGACTAATTCTTATTATGACACATATTAT